CGCCACATTTTTGGTGAATTGGTACTACAAGCGGAAAGAATTCAAATTAAGAGAAGGGGAATCCAGTGGCAAAAATACCAAATAAAATCAAGGTTGCCGCTGCTGGTGGCTTAATTTCATTAACAGTCGGAATGATTGCTTATTTTGAAGGTGTTGAATATAAGCCATACAAAGACGTAGTAGGCGTGACCACGGTTTGTTTTGGGCACACCGGCGCAGACATTATTCCCACCAAAACCTATACAGACTCAGAATGTTTAGCTTTGCTTGAAAAAGACCTCAGCAAAGTCAGAAAGGGCGTAGACCCTCTAATTAAAGTCGATATCGACAATAACACACGAGCCGCAATCTATTCCTTTGCTTATAACGTAGGCTCGGGTGCTTTTGCGCGCTCTACGATGCTGAAGAAGCTGAATGCTGGTGATATTGCTGGTGCTTGCGATGAACTTAAACGCTGGACATACGCAGGGGGTAAAGAGTGGAAAGGCTTGATAACACGCAGAGAGATAGAAAATGCTGTATGTCTTGGAAAGTTCGACTCGGCTTATTTCTCTTCCTCGCTGGATTCATTGTCTTTGTGGCAGCTGGCATCTATGCACTCAGAGACAATACCTGCGGTGGTACTGACAAGGTAAGTTTAGAAAAACGCTGTCAAAGTGCGGTTAATTACAACAAAGCCCGGCAGGTTAACTTATGAAGATAGATAACTCGTTTTGGCTTTTTTTCATGCTAGTTATTGCAGGTTGGTGGGCGGTTACTGAACATGAAAGTAATTCGTTACTTAAAGCGGATAACATCAACAAAAGCAAAGTCATTGCTTCTCAATCCTTTCAATTCAATCGCTTCAATCAAATAGCTACAGATGCTTATCGTCGTGGTATTCAAGTAGAAGCAAAGTCACAGGAGAAAGTCATTGAATACCGTGAAATACTCAAAAAAGAGCTTACTTGTGATTTGCCTGTGCCTCAGCCTATTGCTGATGGGTTGCTCAAGTACACCCACGAATTACGGGCAATGTACGCCGATCCCCAAAACACTAACCGAGCCAGTGTTGGTACCATTACCACCGGTACCCTAACTTATTGCCAAGCGGTGCTATGGATTGGTTCTTTATTATCAGCATTGGATAAGGCTAACGGGCAAATAGAAGCAATACGGGAAATTGAATATGAAAGAAATAACACAACCAAAAAATAGCGGTGATCTGTGGGATTGGTTCAACTTATCGTATGCATCATTCTTAGTTATGCCGAGAGTTCTCATGCATGAAATGCCTATCGAATGGCAAGATAAAATGGCTGCTTTATTACATGAGTATGATGAAACTTTTGATACATCATCAGTAGTAAATTCAGTTTCAATGGTTGGGCGCGATAGTGATGGAAAATTGACAAAATTACCAGAATACATTCTCAACTACCGCCATCCTGATCGCGAAGAGATAGAGCGGCTTAAGACAAAATAAAAATGCCCCAGATATCGAGGCAAAGTAGAGAATAATAGTTCATGAATGTAACGTCACTATACGTTAATCGTGAATGACCACAATCTGAAAAAGGTAGTAATCTCAAGCGGATATTACGAATTCGAGCCTCGCAAAATAGCGGGGCTTTTTCATCGGTGTAATTATTCCAGTATTTGAAAATTAATATGGAGATAACAGCATAGTGAAAACCTACAGCTTCCCACCTTATGGCCCCGGATATAACTCAAGTGTCATAGTGGTACTTGACCGGATTACTCACTTCGAGGGCATTAGTTTTAATGGCATTCGAGGTACTGAGATTCACTTAGATACAGGTGTCACCATTCGTACTTGCATGAATTTATGTGATGTACAAGAAATATTAGAAAATAGTGTTTCTTAATAAAGATAACCCTCAATATTGAGGGTTATCATAAAAATAACTATATTTTACTCTATTAACTTTGCTGCATCTAAAAAAGTTTTTAAAACCTCAAATTCAATATCTGGGTAGTTTTTATCTATATCAACTATTAACTCAGAAGCTGATTTTTTAGTCTCGGTATAATTAATAGGCGTTCCTGCAGATGCTCCACCTGTTAATTTTCCCATAATACCTTCTTTAGTTTTTGTGGCGGTAAATTCAAAGCCGTTTATAACACTTTTCACTGAATTATTTATATTCATATTATCTATCTTAAGTTCATTTATGTAGGAATTATATCTATATAATAGTATTGGTTTAAATGCAGAATACAATAAACCTAATGATAAAAACAAGAAAGCTATATAATACAAACGGTCATAATTCTTTATCATTTCTAGAAGTGATACTTGAGATTCCTGAGGTTTCTGAACAATTCCCCATAAGCTGATCGTTAATACAAAAGAACAAAGCAAACTGATATTGGTTATAACGGTTATTGTTTTATCTATCATGTTTATTTTGTACTTGATTCTATCTTTAGGAATAAATAATAATAATATAAATAATAGAGCAATTAATATGTTACTGGAAATAAAAGCATGATAAAGAAATCCTCGATAGTACTCGCTAAGTATATACAAAATTGAGGCTACAATGCCAAAAAACACAAATATAGCCAAGAGCGCTTCATACCATGTTATTTTTTTCATAATACAACTCATAAATTAAGTTAATGTTTAGTTTTTAATAGTACAGAAATTTTTCCATTATTTATAGCTATCATTTAATCACTGGTGGCTTTTTCATTTCTGGAGAAAGCTATGCCACCTCGCATTCCTCGCGCCTGCCGAAAGCATGGGTGCAGCAAGACAACCACTGACCGTAGTGGCTACTGTCAAGATCACATGAATACTGGGTGGGAAAGCCACCAGCAAGGCAAGAGCCGGCATGAGCGCGGTTATGGTTCCAGGTGGGATAAGATACGAGCTCGCGTTCTGCATCGTGATAAGCATCTGTGCCAAGAGTGCTTGAAGTCAGGTAGACCAACTGAAGCCAAGACGGTGGACCATATCAAGCCCAAGGCTCATGGTGGTACCGATGATGATAGCAACTTGCAATCACTGTGCTGGCCATGTCATAGAAGTAAGACGGCAAGCGAGCGAACCAGAAAATAATCCCTATATAGGCGTCAATGCTCAAGGGGGAGGGGCGGGTCAAATCCCTGAGCCCTCTCGCCTGTAGTACCGCCGCCTTAAGTCAATTTTTATACCCGCGAAAAATGAAATTAAAACTGGCTGATTGTTTAGCCATATTTATGCATTAGAAATCAGAAGCCTCGCAATAGCGGGGCTTTTTTATACTAGTCATTTGGTGCACTGCATGCATCGTTATTTTTAAACATCGAACCTGTACTTAGGAATGAGCCTTGAGGTGATCAGTTATAGCTGATGTTGCTTCGATGGGCTGATCTCCTATGCAGCAAGGTTCATTGCTAAGTAAGGTTAACATTATGCAATTCCCAAGAGTGAGCGTTAATGGCGTATCCGTCAGAGTGGATAATGAAGGTCGATATAGTCTGAATGATTTACATGCTTCAGCGGTAATCAATGGTGAAGCCAGAGAAAACCAAAATCCAAGCCAGTTTCTGAGGAGTAAGCAAGTAAAAGCGTTCGTTGATAAATTAAGCGCAATGCAAAATTGCACTGCGGTAAAGGTGATTAACGGAGGGTTAAATCATGGTGTATGGGCGCTTGAATTAGTTGTTATTCGATATGCGGCTTGGTTAAAGCCTGAGTTTGAAATCCTTGTTTATAACACTTTCAAGGATGCCGCAAGAAAGGGCTTAGATATTATGGCTAGACTAAATAAGTTGGATTACATCATTGATGCTGAAGCTAAAAATGTTAGTGGATGCGCAAGAACAATGGCGAACTGGGGATCTGGTGGAAGAAAGCAATTATTACTCACCGCTAGAGAGAGAATTGCTTCTGAGGCTCAAATTTATTTGCCGGGTATCGATGACTATTAATGCTTTATTGGAGGTTTTGTTATGGCAGGCACTCCGGGCAAGTCTGGTCGCCGCCCGAAGCCTACCGCCAGAAAAGAGTTGGCTGGTAATCCGGGTAAAAGAGCACTCAACAAAGATGAGCCGGTATTCACACCACTAAAAGGCGTGTCGCCGCCAGATTGGTTTACAGAAAACGAATTAGAACTTGCTGTTGTTATGTGGGAAATCACGATCAAGGAGCTTTGTGGTCAGGGTATTTTATGTATTACCGACTTAGCCGTGCTTGAACGTTGGTGCGTTGCCTACCACATTTGGCGTAATGCGGTGATTGCGATCATGCGAGATGGAACTCGCTTAATTGGTGCAACGGGTGGACCAATTAAAAACCCCGATTTAACAACGAAAAAAGAACAAGAGAGCGAAATGGATCGCACTGGTGCAATGCTGGGATTAGATCCAAGTAGTCGTCAGCGATTAATTGGCATGGCTGGTCAGAAAAAGCAAGATAACCCCTTTATGAGGATTATTTCATCATGAGCCGTAAATCTTACCCGAACGTCAATGCGGCAAATCAATATGCGCGTGATGTAGTGCGTGGCAAGATTGTGGCGTGTCAATATGTCATTGATGCCTGCCAGCGACATATTGATGATATTGCCCAAGAGAAAGGGCGTAAATTCCGTTATCGATTTGATAAAGACTTAGCAGAGCAAGCTGCTAAGTTTATTCAGTTATTACCTCACACAAAAGGGGAGTGGGCGTTTAAGCGCATGCCTATTACACTCGAACCGTGGCAACTTTTCATTGTTTGTTGTGCGTTTGGTTGGGTACAAAAAGGTACGAAGCTTAGGCGTTTCCGTGAAGTTTATACCGAAATACCCCGTAAAAATGGTAAGTCCGCTATTTCAGCGGGTGTGGCATTGTATTGCTTTACTTGTGATAACGAGTTTGGCGCAGAGGTTTACTCTGGCGCGACAACGGAAAAGCAAGCGTGGGAAGTATTCAGACCTGCAAAGCTAATGTGCAAACGCACACCGTTACTCACAGAGGCGTTTGGGATCGAGGTTAACGCTAAAAATATGAACCGCCCTGAAGACGGTGCACGATTTGAGCCGCTTATCGGCGATCCTGGGGATGGTCAATCACCCCACTGCGCGATTGTGGATGAATATCATGAGCATGATACTGATTCACTCTACACAACTATGCTTACTGGGATGGGGGCTAGACGTCAGCCGCTAATGTGGGCGATTACTACGGCTGGGTATAATATCGAGGGACCTTGTTACGATAAGCGGCGTGAAGTGATTGAAATGCTGAATGGTACGGTACCTAACGATGAATTATTTGGCGTTATTTATACAGTTGATGAAGGAGATGATTGGACGGATCCTAATACGCTGAAGAAGGCTAACCCGAATATGGGGGTTTCAGTCTACAGTGAGTTCCTCATTAGCCAACAAAATAGAGCGAAAAATAACCCTCGACTTGCCAGCATCTTCAAAACTAAGCACCTAAACATTTGGGTTTCAGCGCGTTCAGCGTATTTCAACATGCTGAGTTGGCGAGAATGCGAAGATAAAACACTGACATTGGAAATGTTTGAAGGGCAATCGTGTGTTCAATCGCTCGACTTGGCCAGAAAACTGGATATGAACTCCCGAGTTAAGTTATTTACGCGTGAAATTGACGGAAAACGGCATTATTACTGTATAGCACCTAGTTTTTATGTTCCCTATGATGCTGTTTTTGGTGCTGATATTGAAAATCAACGAACTGCGGAACGATTCAGAAAGTGGGTTGAAACTAAGCACTTAAAACTAACCGATGGTGCTGAAATTGATTATCGCGTTATTTTGGAGGATGCCAAAGCAGATAACTTGAATAATCCGATTGATGAAAGTCCAATTGACCCACACGGTGCAACTAATTTATCTCACCAATTAGCGGATGAGGGATTAAACCCTATCACCATTGTTCAAAATTACACAAACATGTCAGACCCCATGAAAGAGCTTGAAGCAGCTATTGCCTCAGGGCGTTTTCACCATGATGGAAATCCAATTATGACGTGGTGTATGGGGAATGTGGTGGGTAAGTTTTTGCCGGGCAATGATGATGTGGTTAGACCCATCAAAGAGCAAAATGAAAACAAAATTGACGGTGCAGTAGCGTTAATTATGGCAATTGGGCGAGCTATGCTTCATGAAGATAGCGATTTTCTTTCCTCACTTAATCCTGACGAAGATCTACTATTCCTATGAAAAACTTATTTCTCGATATCACTGCATTGATTGGTTTCAGCGTGGTGATGGCAGGCTGTTATCTAAATTATGGGCTCCCCAATACATTAATGATCGGCGGTTCCGTGCTGGTGGTTTATGCATTAGTGGCTGCAATGAGGGGGAAACGTGCTTCTTAATGCATTATTTCGTAGCGATGGACCGACAAACATTGAAAATCCATCGGTACCCATTACTTCTGATTCTATTGATACAGATGGAATTTTCACTGCTGATGTGCACGTTAGCCCTGAAACCTCGATGAAGCTTGCCGCAGTGTATGCGTGTATTTACGTACTTTCTTCATCTATTGCTCAAATGCCATTACATGTTATGCGTAAATCTGGCAATAAAGTTGAAACTGCGCGTGACCATCCTTTATTTCACCTCGTTCATGATGAACCTAACGAATGGCAAACTAGTTATAAATGGCGAGAAACTAAACATCGGCATGTGCTTGGTTGGGGAAATGGGTACACACAGGTTGTGCGAAACCGTAAAGGGGAAGTGACTAACCTTGAGGCATGTATGCCGTGGGAAACAACCCTGTTAAATACAGGAGGCCGTTATACCTACGGTGTTTACAACGAACTCGGCAATTTTGCCATCAGTCCTGATGACATGATCCACATTCGCGCTCTGGGGAATAACCAGCGCATGGGTATTAGTCCTATTGTTCAGCATGCTGAAACTATCGGTATGGGAATGAGCGGACAGAAGTATACGAGTTCATTTTTCGGCGGGAATGCAAGACCGGCTGGTATTGTTTCTGTTAAAGGGGAGTTAAAAACAGACGGCTGGAACAGGCTAAAGGAAATGTGGCAAAAAGCATCGGCGGCTTTACGTAGCCAAGAAAATAAAACGATGTTGTTACCCGCTGAGCTTGATTATAAAGCGCTGACGGTTTCCCCTGTCGATGCTCAACTAATCGATATGCTGAAATTGAACCGCTCCATGATTGCGGGGATCTTTAACGTTCCTGCCCACATGATCAATGACCTCGAAAAAGCCACCTTCTCTAATATTTCAGAGCAAGCTATTCAGTTTGTTCGGCACTCAATCATGCCGTGGACGGTGAATTGGGAGCAAGAATTAAACCGACGTTTATTTACGCGACAAGAGCGAAAGGCGGGATTTTATGTTCGCTTCAATTTGGCGGGCTTATTACGAGGTACGGCGAAAGAACGCGCTGAATTTTATCATTTTGCGATTACGGATGGTTGGATGAGTCGAAATGAAGTGCGTGCTTTTGAAGATATGAACCCAGTTGATGGGCTGGACGAAATGTTAGTCAGTGTTAACGCTGCTCAGCCTGTGGGAAGTCAAACAGAAAAACCCAAAGGAGATAATGATGAGCAGTAATCAAGAAACTCGCTGCTATATGGGAGAAGTGAGAGCCGAACCCGGAGAAGAGAATCAAGCAACCCATATTATCGGGCTGGGCTCTGTTTTCGACTCTCGTTCTGAGTTGATGTATGGATTTAAAGAAATCATTAAGCCGGGGGCGTTTGATGACGTGCTTAATGATGATGTTCGCGGATTATTCAACCATGATCCTAACTATATTCTCGGAAGAACAGCGGCAGGAACGCTGTCTTTAAGTGTGAATGAGCGTGGTTTGGTTTATGACATCACCGCACCGGACACTCAAACTATCCGTGATTTAGTGCTAGCACCGATGCAGCGTGGTGATATTAACCAAAGTTCTTTTGCCTTTCGTGTCGCCCGAGATGGTGAGGATTGGTATCAAGATGATGAAGGCGTGATTATTCGTGAAATTCACAAATTCTCGCGCTTATTCGATGTGAGTCCAGTGACTTATCCGGCTTATCAAGATGCTGGTGCCGCAGTACGTTCGATGGAAGCTTGGAAGGAAGCGCGAAATGGCGGTGATCTGCAAAAAGCGATTAATCAAAAATTAGCGCGTGAGCGCATTTTAACTTTACTCAATGCATAAGGTAATACTATGACTATGAAGCTTCATGAATTAAAACAGAAACGTAACACCATCGCTGTCGATATGCGTGCTATTCACGAAAAAGTGGGTGAAGGTGTGATGACCGATGAGCAGCGCACCGAGTGGAATAAAGCGAAAACAGAGCTTGAAAACTTGGAAGCACAAATTGAGCGTGAAGAACAATTACGTTCGCTAGACCAGTCATTTGTTGACGACAAAGAGCAAGAGCAGCGTCGTAATCCTGATAATGACCCTGAAGCCGCAAAAGTCGAACGTCGTAATTTAGCCTTTGATCGCTTTGTGCGTAGCGGGTTCGGTGAGTTATCAACGGAAGAGCGTCAAGCGCTTAAAGAATTACGTGCGCAGGGAACATCGCCGGATGAAAAAGGGGGGTATACCGTACCGACACAAATGCTGAATAAAATTATTGAGCAGATGAAGGCATATGGTGGCATTGCCAGCGTCGCACAAATTTTAACAACATCAACAGGACAAGATATTACATGGTCCACTTCGGATGGCACAGAGGAAGAAGGGGAATTATTAGGCGAAAATACAGCGGCTAGCGAACAAGATGTAGAATTTGGCACTGCAATCTTAGGTGCGAAAAAGCTTTCCTCTAAAATTATTCGCGTATCAAACGAGTTACTTCAAGATAGCGGCGTGAATATTGAAGCATATTTAGGTAGCCGTATTGCTCGGCGGATTGGTCGCGGTGAAGCGAAGTATTTAGTTAAAGGCACAGGGACTGGATCGCCGCTGCAGCCTAAAGGGCTAGATGCTTCCGTCACTGGTACGATTGATGCATCCGCAACGTTTGGGTGGAAAGATATTAACGCTTTAGAACATGCGTTAGACCCTGCATACCGAAACGGACCTAAGTTCCGTTTAGCGTTCAACGATGACACATTAAAAAACCTGAAAGAAATGGAGGATGCACAAAAACGCCCACTGTGGCTGCCATCGATTGCTGGCGTTGCTCCTTCGACTATCTTGGGTATGCAATATGTGGTTGATCAGGCCATTGATAAAATGGAAGCGGGTAAGAAATTCATCTTCTGCGGTGACTTTGATCGATTCATTTTGCGTCGTGTGACCTACATGACTCTGAAACGTTTAGTTGAGCGTTATGCTGAATATGACCAGACAGCATTCTTGGCGTTCCACCGCTTCGATTGTGTCCTTGAAGATACTTCAGCGATTAAGGCGCTAGTCGGTAAAGGCGCCACAAAATAATTATTAATACCCCCCAGTCAAGTGCCGCTTAATTGCGGTTTTTTTGTGCCTGCGATCTGGTCATGGTCGCAGACATTAAGGTGAAAACATGCCATTACCCACATTGGAGAAGTTAAAGGCGCAATGTCGGATTGACGATGACAATGCAACAGAAGATGACTTGCTGATCACGTATATGCTGGCGGCTAAGAAGCGGGCAGAAAACTACATCAACAGAACGCTTTATGACGGTGATATTCCTGAATCCGATCCAGATGGTTTGCAGATCTCGGAGGATATTGAGTTGGCCATTATGCTGGCGGTGGGTCATTTCTATGAAAATAGAGAAACAACGGGTATGTCTGCCGGATTTAAAGCGCTATTGGAGCCATATCGCTATATCAATATTTAGGGGGGGATATGAAAGCGGGCGAACTCAATAAGCGGATTTGGTTATCGCGTATCGAGGAAGTGAGGGATGAGCTCGGCGTCCCTAAATCTAGCGTGGTGAAAGTCAAAGATGTTTGGGCAAAAGCGGAGGCGATGTCTAACCGGAAAATACGCACCGCCGATCAACAGCAGGTTATTGAAACGTACCAATTCACTATTCGACCACGCAGCGACGTTAATATCGGGTGGTTCATCACTTATCAAAATCGCAACTTTACGGTTCGCGCTGTTGATAGAAACCAGTCAGACCGACTAATCATAACGACGGAGGCTGACAATCAGCATGATAGAAACTGACATTAAAGCCGATTTGGAGCGACTAACAGGATTAAAGGCATATCCGTTAGGACTGCCATCTGATGTGTTGGAAGGGGTTATTTATCAGCGCATCAGCGACCCTAAAATGCTTACTGGGCTCGCTAAAACCGCCCTTGTTCAATCGCGTTTTCAAATTACCTTTCAGATCCCCAATGATTATGCCAAAGCGTTGAAGCTAGAAGCTTTGGTGCTTGAAGCTTGGGAAAACATCACGCACGGTCATATCGGTTCATATCCCGTACAAACCGTTCAGCGCGGGGCCTTCATGCAGTCACGAGAGGAGCAGACAGATAAGCGCGTTATTTTCAGAGTGATGCGTGATTTTGTTCTTACTTATCCAGAGGACGCCACATGAGAATGACGGTTGAAGTGAAGGGATTAAAAGACCTGGAGTATGAGCTAAATAAACTAGGAGAAGAAATTACTACAAAGGTGTTAAGGCAAGCAGGGCGAGAGGCAATGACACCCGTGTTGGACGATATGAAAAAGCATGCTGGTTATGATGCGACAAGCGAAGCTGAGCACATGAGAGACAGCATCAAAATTACTACTACAAGCCGAATGAAGGACAACAAAACACTCTCTGTCATGACGGTAAGAGTGGGTCCTACTAAAGCGCATTATATGAAAGCAAAGGCGCAAGAATTTGGCACTGTCAAACAGATACCGAATCCATTCATCCGACCCGCGTTGGATTATAACCGTCAATTTATTCTCAACACACTTGCATCGGAAATACGTGCAAGCATCGAAAAATATCGTTAATTAAACTATTGGAGCTATCAATATGGCTGATAAAAAATCATCCCCTGAATATGCAATGTTGCCTGCCGGCACTATCGTTAAATTTGGTAAACCGGGTGATACCGTTGAGCAGATGAAAGCACTGGAAAACTGCAAAGCAACAGGCGCAACGGGGCTAACTGGCGGGTTTGTTGATTGCACTACGCTTATCGATAAAAACAAACAATCAATCTCTGATTTACCGGATGGACCTGAAAAATCACTTGGGTTTATCGATGATCCAGAGAATGCAGATTTTGCTGCATTTTTGAACGCTGCGAATGCCCGTGAAGTAGTGCAGTTTTACCTTGAGCTACCTAACAAACGTACAGCAACCATGATTTTGGCATTATCTGGCTGGGAAATGAATAGCCTTGAAGCGCCTGCGAATGAGGTTATCCAAATTACTGTAAAAGGTAAGCAAAATAACATCACATGGGGTGTTGCTACTGCTGGAGGTACAGAATAATGTCTCTGAAGTCATCTCTTCTGAAACCTACACCCCACATTGAAGAACATTCAATTTTAGGTACCAAAGTCTTTCTTCGCCGGCTAACAATTGCTGAGCTTGATGAATATGAGCATGACCTTCAGGAAGCTCAAAAAACCGGATTTAGTTCAGACGCTAGTAAGGCTGGTGCTAAGTTGATTTTAAAAGCGATTTGCGATGAAAAAGGTAATCCAATCCCTGAAGATGAGTTACCTACAGCGGATGAATTAGTGACGGTACACGATACGCCAACACTACTTTCTGCGATGGCATTCGTACAAAAATACAGTTATGGCTCGGTTGAGGAAGCTAAAAAAAACTAACCAACTCACCCTATCTTAAGTTGATTTTCCAACTGGCTGACAGGTGGGGTGAGCCAGACCCACGCAAAATAGCACAATTGCCTGCAGATATTATCACTCACTGGCAGGCTTTTTTCTCTCATGAGCCTGATCAGGAGCCGGAGCAAGGCGAACACCCTCCAATAACCCAAACACCGCTTCCATCAAATGTGGAAGAGCAGTGTAATAATGTCATGAGGCTCTTAAATGGCTGACGTTGCAAGTTTAGCGGTTGCGTTACACCTCAACGCAGCCTCTTTTAAATCACAAGTCTTTGATGCGTATGACTCTGCGCGAAAAGAATCCCAAAAATTCGCACAAGCAGCAACGAAAGATGCGGGTAACACAGCGGAAAGATTATTAGAAGTGTCAGCCAGTGCCAGAAAGGCGGGTGCTGATTTATCTGCTTCTGGCCAATTGGCGAGACACTCACAACTTGGATTTGCTCAACTAAGAAATGCACTTACCAGTGTTTCTGCGGGTTCATCGGTAGCGACCAGTAGTTTAATTGGTGGTTTTATTCCTGCACTGGAACGCTCATTAGAGAACATCAACAGTGTTAAATTTTCTTTAGCAGAACAGCAGCGAGTCGCACAAGAAGCCGCGAGAGAGGCTATTAATTTATCTCGTGCTCAAATCGAAGGGGCTCAAGCGGATAGAAAAAGCGCCCAAGAAAAAATCAATCTTGCAGCAAAAATGCGTGATGAAGCCATTGCCCGTAGAGAGCAAGCTTTTGCGCTCGATGAGTATTTAGAGCGACAAGTTGAAGTGAATAAGCAGCATGGTATTTCAGTCAGCTATGCTGAGGATCATGCTAAAAACGCACGCATTATCAGTGAGGCAAATATTGCCGAAGCCGATGCCAAGAAGCGAATGCAGAGCGCGTCTAATGCCATTATTTTGGCTGATAAAAGCGAGCTTGATGGTAAGAAAAATCTAGCAGCTGCGACAGTTCAATTATCCGATGTCAGCAAAGAACTAACCTTCTCACAGCGTGCGGCGGCGAATAGTGCCAGTTTGTTTAAAAGTGCATGGGGCATGATGGGTGGAGCTGTTGGTATTAGCATTATGGCGTCAGCGGGTGCTTTTACTTATTTATACTCTCAATATCAGCAAGCCGAAGAGCGCCAAAAAGCCTTCAATGCAGCCTTGCAAAAAGGCGGGTTAGGGCTTGTAACAACCGCCTATGATCTGCGAAATCTAGCGAATGAGCTAGGTGGAACTGCAGAAGCTTATAAGTCGGTGACTGCCGCCGCTAGTGCGGGTTTTTCTGGTGATTTGCTTCACCAAGTTTCAGAGCTTGGCGTTCAGATGGAAAAGTCAGGTGGTAGTGTCGATGACCTAGTATCCAGATTAGTTGCTTTAGGTGATCGCCCTGTCGAGGGATTGCAAAAGGCAATCGATGCAGGGCATATCATTGATGCGCAAGTGATAGAAAGAATAGCAAGACTTGATAGGGAAGGTAAAAAATATGAAGCAGCTAATGCAGCAAAATTAGCAGCAATAGCTGCTGAGAGTGAATATCATGAAAAAACTAATGCATTTGCAAAAAATCACGAAACTAGAATTAGGGAGCTAGATAAAGCTTATGCTGGATTGCAAATGACAATCCGCAATCTAGATATGGGTGGTAAAGACCCATTTCTTGGTATGTATGTAGCAACAAAGAATTTATTAACAGACAAGCTAAAGCAAGAGCAAGAAGAGCAGCAAAAACAACAAATTGAACAACAAAAAAATTTAACAGAAAGCTTGAATCTACAGGTTAATTTTAATGCTGCATTTTCAGCTGGCGTTGATCAACAAAAGGAACGCTATGAAAGGCAAAAGCAATTCAAGGATATGCTGGATAAGGGCACTATTTCCGCAAATGAATATCAGCAAGCCATAAAGGGACTGGATAAGTTATTTGCTGCGCCAAAGAAAACAGGCGGTAACCCTATTGTTGATGAAGGAAAGCAGCGTATAGAACAGCTTTTGCAACAAGGTGCCGCACTACGAGCTCAATTGGAAGAAACTGAAGGTCTTACTGCATCAGAGCGTAAGCTTGCTTCCTTTGAACAAGAATTAATTGGATTGCAAGGGCAGCATTTAAATGCTCGACAAAAAAGCATCCAATCACACCATGTTGAGATCCGCACACAGTTACTAAAAAACGCTGAGTTAGAAAAAGAAATTAAATTTAAGGAGTTGCGAAAGAAATTTGATGACCAAAATTTTGAGGTTATGCAAAAAACGTCAAAAATTAGTCAAGATGCAACAAATCAAATCTTGCAAATGACGATGAGTCAAAATGCTTATGATTTAATGCTTGAAGAGCAGCGTATTCAAGATGACTTCAGGCAAAGACGCTATCAATTGGACAAGGAAGTTTCAGATAAAAAATCTCAACTCTATGCTGACCAAACGGCATTTTTACTTCAAGAAGAGCAAAAGCAGTTAGAAATTGTTCGTCAATCGTCGAAAGATAAATCTAGAGATCAGAAGGATGCTTACAAAGGAATGGCTAGAGGTGTGCAAGATTTTGGCAATACAGCTGAAAACGTTTATGACCAAATGCGATCTATTAGTAATTCAGCCCTCAGTGACATGTCAGGTATGCTGGCTAACTTCGTTGCGACAGGGAAATTAAACTTTGCCGATTTTGCCCAATCAGTAGTGACTGAAATTACTAAAATGATCTTCCAGATGATGATCTTCAATGCTCTAAAAGCAGGTTTTACTGGTACCGCTTTTGGTGATGCAATGGGACTAAAAGCCACACCAAATGCCAAAGGTAATACTTATGAGTCTCCTGGGTTAAGCGCCCATCGTAATAGTATTGTGAAATCTCCAACGTTATTTCCTTTTGCTAAGGGTGGCGTTCCTGGGATGGGGTTAATGGGTGAGGCTGGACCAGAGGCGATTATGCCATTAACTCGCGGAAGGGATGGTTCGCTAGGCGTTAGGGTTCTAGGGTTGGAGCAAGCACAATCAGCCGCGCCAAGTATTATTATTCATCAAACATTCCACGTTACTGGCAATGGTGATCAGGCTCTTTATGATGCAATGCAAGAAGCTGCAAAGATGGGGGCAAAGCAAGGTTCAGATGACGCTTTAGCTAAAATACAGCGTGATTTTATGACGAGAGGAAAAATCCGAGGATCCCTTGAGAGGTAATCATGGTATTAGAGTGGCCAGAAGCCGTTGTGCCAGCAACAATGAACTGGCAATTAATCAGCAATAGTAAATCATTTGCGTCTGTTTTTACCGGAAGCGTGCAAACAGTGCGCTTTCCTGGTAGCCGTTGGCGCTGCACATTAACCTTTAATAATCTTACCGAGCAATTATCACGCGATCTAGAGGTTCTTATGGCGGCGCTTGATGGTGAAAGTGGCCGAGTAAAAATTAGCAATTGGTTGCGTCAAGGATTGACTGGAAAAGGTGAAGCAAGAATAAGTACCGCCAATCAAACAGGTAAAATATTACAAACTAAAGGATGGATAGCTAGTTCAATTATATTGCGTAAAGGCGATTATTTGACGGTTGGTAATGAGTTGAAAATGGTCACTGATAATGTCATTAGTGACAAAGAAGGGAATGCAGTTATCCCTATTTCACCTATGTTAAGGATTTCTCCAGCAGCCAATGATAAATTAGAAACTGTGCGTCCATTTGGAGTTTTTAAATTAACCAGCAATGATCAGGGTAATTTTCAATACAGACCGGGCGTCTTTTCTAATGTAACAATTACGTTTGAGGAGGCGTTATTCTAATGCTTTATCATCCATTTTCTAACAGCATGGTCAAAGCAATTAATGATGGGGCTGAATTAGTCATTGCTGCAAAACTTGATTTGAAGTCAGGGGTAACAAGAGCCCATACAGGGATTGGCAATTTGATTATTGCGGGGGAAGTCTATTTAGGCGTGGGTTCTTTGGGGAGCATAGAAACAGTTTCGGAAAGTAACACCACAAGCCCACAACAACTTATCTTGTCACTTTCTGGTTTTGACTCACTTTTAATTGCCGATGTTATGAATGAGCGAAGTCGTGGTAGAAATGTCAGTTTAATGCTGGTGGCTTTAGGTGGTGATGGGAAACCCGCTGTAGCTGAAATTGTGTTCGCTGGTCAAATATCAAATATTGGTGTGACTACGGGTAATAATAACGAAGTTGCCGTGACGGTATCAAACCGCTTTGAGCGATGGTCACAAGGTTTGCCTGATAGATTCACCGATGAATCATGGACAAAGAGGCACACGGGTGATCGTATTTTTCGTTATGTTGCACAAATGGCGGAGCGTGCTATCTATTGGGGTAGCAAAAAAGATGCGCCAACATTTATTTATAAGTAGGGATCATCTATTCTGATGCGAAAGTAATAACTTGTTGGATTTAATTATGAAAAAAGAAATAACCTATGTACTTGGCGCGTTGGCTATCCTAGTTATCATTTATTTTGCTGTTATGTCTTTTAAAGTAACCGATAAAAAAATCTATTCTGCTGTAGAAGCTTCTGTTTCTGAGGTACTTCTAGATCCTCAGTCGGCACAATTTAGTAAGCTAAAGATTGTAGAAAGGGTAAATGATGGAAAATCGTCATCTATGAAAGTTTGTGGGTATGTTAACGCTAAAAATTCATTCGGTGGATTCACTGGTAATAAAGGGTTTTATACTTTCGTTTATATAGATAATGGAAATATAAAAATTCACAAGAATAGTACAACTATAGCAAGTGATTTGCTAACGAAAGGTATGGTTGAGCATACCTGCAATTATTAGCCTAATAGCTTTAAAACAGACCCGCTTCGGCGGGTTTTTTTATGCCCGGAGATCAGCAATGCGACATCCTAACTGGACAACCAGACTCCCAGAAACCCTTCAAAAAGCAACGCAGAAACCATTTGCATGGGGCGAGCATGATTGTTGCTTATTTGCCGCCGATTGTGCTGTTGCCGTATGCGGCATCGATATCGCAGAAAAGGCGCGTGGCAGATATAAAACCAAATCTGGAGCAATGCGAGTCTTAAAATCTGAGTTCGGTGACTTGGAAACAGGGCTATCAGATTTCTTTGCAGAAATTGAGCCAGAAAAAGCAACACGCGGCGATATCGTCATGTTCAATGGCGATGATGGGAAGACGCTTGGCGTTATATGGGCCAATAAAGTTTGGGCGGTTACTGAGTCAGGAGCGATTCCAGTCAATCATCAACCAGTCAAAGCGTGGAGAGTGGAGTAAATGGGAAAGACAGTCACTAACATTGTCTCTGCTGGGTTGATGATTGCAGGGGTCATCGCCACAGGTGGATTGGGTACAGCATTAATTGTAGCGGGTATTGCTGTGCAAGCTGCTGGTACCATGATCTTCAAAGATAAAATGCCATCGATGAGCTATCGGGACCAATCTGAACGAAAACAAATGCTACGCTCTGCGGTTGCATCAGAAACTATTATTGTGGGGAAAACGGTGTGTTCTGGTTTATTGTTTTTCGCAGAAGAAGAGCGCGGCGAACAAGATGAAAATGAACGTCTATTTATGGCATTAGCCATTGCTGCACACAAAGTTGATCACATCGGCAAGATTTGGCTGAATGATGATTTGATAGGAACTTTTGGCGATAAAGCGGGTTATGAGTTTCATAACTCCCGGACTGATTGTGACCCATACATGCTAAAGAATGCACCATCATGGAAAGAGGACATGATCGGGGATGGTTTGGCATGGTTACGATTAACACTGAGATACGATGCTGAAAAATTCCCGTACGGTGTGCCGAACGTCAAAGTGGAAGTTTGGGGTAAGCTGCTATTCGATCCTCGCACGAATAAAACAATTTGGAGCAACAATGGTGCACTGGTAGTTCTCGATTTTTATCGTAGTTATCTTGGTGTGCCTGATGCTGATATTGATTTTGAATCATTCAAGGTCGCTGCAGATCTGTGTGACGAACAAGTCGTTAGCCCAGAAGGCGTTGCCGAACCACGCTACACAATTAATGGGGCCTATGAACTTTCTGAATCTCCAGCATCGATACTCGATCACATGCACAAATGCATTGCAGCGGAGCCGACCTATGTAGCTGGAAAGCACGGGATTTTAATGCAGGCTTACAATGGTCCTGCAGTATTACGCATTGAACCGAATCAAATCATTGATACCGTTAACATCACGCCGGAACTGGCTTTACGTGATGCGACTAATGCGATTTACGGGACGTTTGTTGATGCTGAACAGGTGTATATCAAAACTGACTTTGAGCCTGTCATTATCGAAGAATGGATTGATGAAGATGGGTTAGAAATCAAAGAGAACATGGATTATCGCTTTGTCACTAGTCCATACCAAGCCAGTCGATTAGCCAATCTCTATTTACGTAAGAAGCGAGCGGGCCGCCGCATTCAGTTAAAAATGAACATGGACGGCTATGCGTACCGACCTGGAGAAGTGATTTTATTAAACCTGCCGCATATTGGTATTCAAAACCTTGAGTTCCGCATTGCAGAGTGGAAATTTCATCCGCAGGAAGGTGTTGATATCCTCCTTGAAGAAGATGGTACTTATATTTATGAGGATGTAATTGGAAAGCCATTCGTTAGACCACCGTTCACCGCGCTTCCAACAGGTGGTGTCGCGCCACCGTTAAACCTTGCATTTGTGCCGGTTAGTATCGGAGAGATTGTGCAAGGATATCTGAGTTGGAAATCAGCTGCTGCAGATGTTCGCTACAATACAGTGAACATTATTCAAGATGGGAAAGTGATTCAATCAATTCAGGTACCGCAAGATAGAGTCGACTTGTCAGGACTTGTTCGCGGATCCTATCGCGCTGAAGTTCGTTCAATCAATGCCGCTGGCGCCATGTCTGCACCTGCCATTATTGATTTTGATATTCAATCCCCACCTAAGCCTGTCAGTGTTGAAGTGACTGGCGGGATGTTCTCATTGACGTGCGTTCCACGCGCTGGCGAGTCAGCACAACACGGCTATACATTTGAATTCTGGTTCAGCGACAAGAAGCTGGCCAACACTAATGATTTGGAAGTTACAACAAAATCCAATCGATTAGGGCAAGGACAGTTCTGGACGAAAGAAAATTTAAAAGCGGGTACCGATTATTGGTTTTATGTTAGAACGGTCAACAGTTACGGAAAGTCTCAATTCGTTGAAGCGACTGGACAACCTAATGCTTTACCAGAAGGCGCGTTAGATGAAATGGGTAACCAGTTCATGACTACTGAAGCTGGGAATCGACTTACTGAACAAATAAACTGGCTCAATGAAGCAAACTTAATACAAGGCTCTGCAACATTCGAAGTCCAGCAAGATTTATTTACAAAACACGGTCAATCGATGGCACAAATTAAGCGATTAGATCGCATGTTTGCGGATGCTAATTTAGCGTGGGCGCAATCTATTGTTGAGATCACCGCATCAATTGAAGGCGTTCAAGCAGGTGTCATTAAAAACGACCAAGCTATTGCAAGTTTAGATAAAGCATTCTCAGAGTCACAAACTCGGGTACAAGCTCAATTTGGTGAGCAAAGTGCGCTTATTGACACGAAGGCAACAACTGAGTTTACGGCTACTGGTGAAGGGTATGCTACTTGGGATGTGAACGCAGGTGTTTGGTACAACAAGCAATTCTATAAAGCAGGTATGGTTATTAGTGCTGAAGTGAAGGCAGGAAAAGTTAGCACTTACATCGGATTTATGGCAAATAACTTTGCATTCATCAACCCATCTAATGGCAAGTTTGAAACGTTTATGTATATGAAGAACGGTCAGATTTTCATGAATGAAACGTTCATCGATAAAGCGTGGCTAAATAGCGTGGTTGTAACTGACAAAATGACGTCAGCAAACTATGTCCCCGGCAAGGTGGGTTTTAATATCGATGCTAAAACAGGTGATGCTGAATTCAATAAGCTGCTCATTAGTGGAGATTTCAAAATCGTCGGGGATGCAGGTCGGGTGTTAGTCGATGGTACCGGAATGACAGTCTATGACGAAAATGGAAGATGGGCTGTAAAAGTGGGGAGGCGTCCAACATGAGTGATGATTACGGATTATTTGTAAATCCTAAGGATGGCGGTAAACCGATTGAAATCACTAATAAAACGTTTCCCCTTTCATTCATTAAAAAAATCACCGTCGATCCGTGGTCTGGCGATAAATACAATAAAGTGAAAAGCTTTAATATCCCCGGACTGTCAAAGTACGACGTTGTAATTGTGCCAATGTCAATATGTCAGTTTAATGCTTATGGTTATGTATCTAAAGTTTTAATTAGTAGATGGTGGGTGGATGGGGATACGTTCAGATGTGAGTATAGCCAGATAGACTGGGGTGGCGGATGGTTACCAGGTAATGATGGGGAGTCTCACTTTATGTTATTTGGCACTCTAAAGGAGGTGCCTAAAAATACATATGGAATATTCATTAATGGCATTGATGGTGCAATCGACAATTTTAGGGGGATAACGCAAGAAAGTGATTTATCTTACTGTGTATTTAGAGAAAAAATTCGCTTAACTGACCGGCAAAAATGGTCAATTCCTGCCACTATCCCGAACCGTGATTCAGCCTGTGTTTTTATGCGTCCAGCATCGTCAAGCCATGTATTGAGATATGACCGTGCAAATAAACAGGTATGGTCTAATGGGGCAGGTGATGTATACATTGTTATTTTTTCATACGGGCTCAATTTGCAACCAGCAGATGGGCTAACTATATGGAATAGTGCAGGCAAAGTGACGTACAGCTCTGATTACGTCCCATTCGTTAAAAATGGTCATCAACTTACACTTAACAAAAATTCAGCGACGAGCTCATTCGCAGCGCCAATGTTTACATTTGATACGCCATCGCCTTGGGTTGAAGAAGAAAGGGATTCATACAACATATTTGCAGGCGGTTATAAAGTTTCTGGAAATAAGCTTATTGGTGCTCGTTTGTGGACCATTGGAAGTTACCCAATATACACAGGGTCATCAATGGATATCTATGACCAAAAAATAATCTACGGCGGCAGCTACGCCATAGACCTCAACGACTACTTCTAAATATTCAATTCAACGATAAGCCGCTTAATTGCGGTTTTTTTGCGTCCAAATTTTGGAGTTAATATGATTTATCAAACAGGCACAATCGCAACGACAGCGGGACAAACAAAAATAAAAGGTACCGGAACGCGCTGGAAAGATAATTTGGCAGGTATCTCTGAAGGCTGTCCAATCTCTTATCTCATCAATAACGTTGTGTACATGAACACAGTGTTATCGGTGAATTCAGACACCGAGATTAACTTAACTTATCCGGTGCCAGTGGCAGCTTCAGCAGCCAAGTATCAGATAGCGACATTCGTTCTGGATAGCATGAGCGATGGTGTTCGCAAGATGCTAGCGAATCAGCAGTATATCCAGTATTTCCTGCGCAACATGGATACATGGATGACGCAGGACGGCATTGTTGAAATCAAAACGCCAACAGGGGAAACGGTAAGACTCGAAAGTATCATCGCGCTGAAGAAACTGATTGATGGGAAGTTTGATAAGGAAGGAGGGAAGCTTTTAGGCGCAATCACTGCTTCATGGTCAGTGAGAGCCGCAGCAGGTAGTGATGAAAGTAACTCAGTTGAATTTAACTTCATACAAAAAGTACCTATTCTTAGAATTACAAGAGACGGAAAACCCACTGACCTTTATTTTCCATCTCAGGCGGGTCGACTTATGCGTGTTGATGAATACGGAATTGGTGGAACAGCAAGTTCAAAAGATGCTAACACGATTGAATCAACCGAGTTTACAGCAGCAGATGGAGATTCAATCAATTTTTTTGCAACTTACGCACCGGCTCTTTCAATGAAAAGACCGGGAGGTGCTGATAACACGGGCTTTGTTACGCAAATTCAGGGTGATGCAAAAGCGCGAATTGCATTTCGTCAACGTGAGCGTGGCGTTTGGAGAGGATGGTATGAGTTTTATACTCAAGCAAATACAACCAAAGACTCAAACGGCAATCTAAAAGCCGCATCCCCGATCATTAAGGTATTCGCAGAGCATATAGATACAAACGAAGAATCAGAAGGTGTAACGCTCAAAAAGCTGCACACTGGAATTTATCAACTGCATGGAGTGCTTGGTTTACACTCTGATGCTAGCTGGGGTGGAGTTCATGGTGGTATTACTATCCCGTGCGGCATTAACCAACTTCCACTTGTGTATGCGCTTTATGATGTACTTGAAAAAGGTAAACCGCACCCATTCGATGGTCGCATCGTTGAGCCTGATGAGGATGGCGATATCGTGCTTTATACGACATATCGCAAGCATGACTTGCCGCAGAATATTCAATATGAGCGATTCAAGCTTTACCCTGAATTTCTTAAAGAAGTTGATGGGGAAATGGTTGAGTTAACTCCGGGTGAGCCTTGTGATATTCCCAATGGCCACTGGATTGATGTTCGTGTGAATATGCCGAGTGATTCTATCTACAATCAGAAGCTAGCTGAAGCTGAGAGGCTTGCTAAACTAGAAGCAGAGCGATTAACAGAAGAAGCGGAAAGAGCAGAACAGGAAGCTACGGAACGTAAACAATATGGACTTGGTGATAATGACGTATTGCTGTAATTAAAAATAAATGCGCCAGCTCTAGTAGTTGGCGCAATCATATATTTATTCTTTAGGGATTGAACCAAGTGGTCACCAACTCTTTTTATGATTTGTTCTTGCGAAGCATAACAGGTTCTATCTAACTAACTTTCAGTTGCAGATATGTTCAGGTCGTGTCAATCTCGCGGGGCGCGAATTATACGAGTGTCAATGTAAAATACAAGCAAAACTGTTGACTTAATGTAACTTAACTTACATTATAACCAAAGGTAATACGCATCGTATACCTAGATGTAAATTACAACTCATTGGTTTATAAAGAGGTTATTATGGGTCACGCACTGCAAAAGCCTAGCCGCTTAAATATACCTGCTCGTGACAAAAGTAAAATTGCAGCACCAAAAGCTGCCATGAGCGAGCAAGCAAATCATGACAATCAAGTCAATAATGCCTTTGACTTTGGTTTCACTCGCTATGAAAAAGCCATGGAAAAATTAGCTAAGGTATAGTGAGTGTTGAATATCACAGGGGAGTTTGTTGAAGGGATTAACTATCTATCTACTGATGATTTGATAAACATTAATAGAAAACTGATAGAGCTACAAACTCCTAATGAGCCAATAGAAGTATTGAATTTCAACAATCTTAGTTCATCTCAATCAAGACCAAGCCAAGTTAAGTACTACCAACAAACAGACGATATGTTTGTTCTTGCTTCTGTGTTAATTGAAAGTCTGATTCAAAATCATCCTTTTGCCAATGCCAATAAGCGAACAGCTATGATGGCTGGGTATGTCTTTTTGTTGCTCAATGGCTATGAACTAACAGCCCCGGAAGATGAAGTGGTCGAAATGGCTCGGGGCTTGGCAACTAAAGAATATTCACTTGATGAGCTAGATAGTTGGCTTTGCAATTGGTCAAGAGACTTTGACTCTAGGCAGCTATGCTGTAAACAAGTAAATATCGAAACCTGTTCTGTAATTAAAATAAATATAGACTAAGTAGCGCCAGCTCGAGTGGTTGGCGCAATCTGATCATTTATCGAAATACTCCACCTCCTCAGTTTCTTTCATTTCAGGCATCCAGTCTCCATCATTCCAGATTTCTTCCAGCGTTTCTTCA